ACCCAATTAATTGAGAGTATAGAAATGGTTGATCAGACAATGCTTCTTGTTCAAATGGATCATATCCAATCAACCTAATTACATCAGCTTTATTCTTTTCAAAACCTTCATAATTATCCTGGGACTCCTTGCCTTTTATAACATCTGCAGGAGTCTTTTCATCTTCATATATAATTTTTTGTTTAAAAAAATCAGAATCCTTGAATTGTTTTCCAGAATATTGCTGCATTGCAATGGTTCTTATATATGTACTCCATGCATTTTGTTTTGCTCCTGGAATACCAGCATTTCTTTCAGCTGCTTGAACACTACTATTATAGACATTTTCTAAAAACGGTTTATTCAGATACTGCAGAGCAAGAATAATTGATTCTTTTGTCGGTTTATGTTCTTCTCCATTTTCATCTGTTCTTAATGCAATCTTTCTAGCGCATTCAGAACAAATAGCTGCATATCCAGACTTTACTAAAGGATCCGTATTTTTATAAAAATTTTCTCTATTTTTCTTTTTAGGTTTTCCGCACATATAACACCATGCGGTATCTTCTTTATATACTCGAATTTCTTCTTCGAGCGCCTCTATTTTTTTCTTCATCTGAGTCGGAGTCATTTTTACCGGCTCAATTTTCTTAGTTGTTGCCATAAACAACTCCTCCTTGTACTCATAATAAAAAAATGGGCGTAGTAGGATTCGAACCTACAAAAACCTGATCCTAAGTCAGGCGCGTCTGCCAGTTGCGCCATACGCCCAGAAAATAGGAGAGCAAGAACGCTCTCCTGAAATGTATAATATAAGCAGCAACGCCACTCATACTATTCTTTAAGTTCAGTAGCAATACCAGATTTAATTAAAAATCTCGTTTCTGCATCA